TTCTTTGGCTCGTTCCGTGATCAGGTTATGTTGAAAATAACGAACTTTAAATGGATAGCAAAAGACACTGCAACAGATACGGTTTTTAGGGTCTTGCAGCCCGCGATCCGGTTCACCAAAGCCGACTGTCTTGATCTACCCGATATGGTCTACGTAAAACGAGAAGTGCCCCTTACCAGACAGCAGAAGAAATACTATGAGGAACTAAGGAAGAAGCTGGTCATGGATATCACGGGAGAACAGATAACGGCGGTGAATGCTGCCGTGGCTATGAATAAACTCTTACAGATTTCGGCAGGGGCGATATACACAGACGACAGGGATGTGTTGGAGTTTGACATCAAACATCGTTACAAAGTGTTACGTGAAGTGATTGACGAATCCAGTCAGAAAGTACTGATCTTTGTACCGTTCAGACATGCGATTACCATCCTCACAGAAAAATTACGCAAAGATGGGATAACCACGGAGGTTATTCAAGGTGACGTATCTGCCTCTCAACGCACCCAGATATTCAAGACATTCCAACAAACCCCTAATCCGAGAGTGCTGGTTATCCAACCGCAAGCAGCGGCACATGGTGTCACGCTAACAGCCGCTAACACCGTGGTCTGGTGGGGACCGACGAGTTCGTTGGAGACATACGCGCAAGCGAATGCACGGGTGCATCGGTCAGGGCAAAAACACAAGTGCACGGTTGTGCAGTTGCATGGGTCCGCGGTGGAGAAACGTGTTTACACATTATTAGATAGTAGAATCGACGTTCACACAAAAATGATAGAATTATACGAAGAGTTACTTGACTAATGTACAAACAATCACTAAATTGAAAACTCCAATAGCCAGTCGGGAGAACATTATGGTTAAAAAATCGGGCGTGTCTGCTGGTGGTCTCACTAAAACGTATATCAAAATACGCGAGGAACGAGCTAAGCTATCAGCGAAGTTTAAAGAAGAAGATTCTGTGCTGTCTCGTCAACTAGACATGGTAAAAAAGGGTCTGCTTGATTATTGCGATGAACACAGTGTTGAAAGTGTAAGGACTTCTGAAGGCTTATTTTTTCGGTCTACCCAACAGAAATACTGGACGGCTGACTGGGAAAAAATGTACTCTTTCGTGCTTGAACACGAAGTGCCGGAACTGTTTGAGAAACGTTTGAATCAGACAAATTTGAAACAGTTCCTAGAAGAGAACCCTGAAGCACACCCCGAAGGACTCAATATGGACACAACCTACTCAATCACCGTGAGGAAGAAATAGATGACCGACGCCAAATATGTACCTATAGAAACTGTCGCCGAATATTTTTCTGTGTCAGTATCTACAATCCGCGCTTGGGTACGACAGAATCGAATCCCACAGCATACCTATATCAGAGTTGGGAATTCAGAAAAACCCACTTATAGATTTTGTGTATCTGATATCACAGAAGCCTTAACCCACCGCGATGAGGCATTGGAAGAAGTGGGAGAGGAACCAGTACCAGTACCAGTATCTAGTGATGAAGCAACTACACGTGAGATGGGTCAGGTAATTAATTTTGACTCGTTAGATGAAGATCAATAAAGGAGAACAACATGGCTGAAACTGCCAATCCAAGTCACAACATCAACAATGTCGAGGCATTGTGGCCGCGCTTAAATCAGACTTACAAGTTTGACAGCACAGAACGGCGCACCCTGCCGTGTGACGCACTTGACGATGGGGCCGAATACGCGCTTCAATTTCGTATGGAAGAAGAACAGGCCAAAGCCCTGTATAAAAAAATGCGGGAGGCTTACGTAAATATGCGTAAAGCCGAATGGCCCGATAAATTTAAAAGACCTTTCAAGGAGGAGGATGGGGGTTCTTTTACCCACAAAGCCAAGCTGAAAGGCGCATACGGTAAAGACGCTACCCGCGCACCCGCGCAATACGATGCCAAGGGTAAGAAGTTACCGGAAGATTTCTTGTTAACAACGGGTAGCACGGTTAATATTGCCGTTTCGTTTACGCCCTACCACGGTGCAATGGGTACGGGGGTATCCCTCCGGTTGAAGGCGGTACAGGTTATCGATCTAAAACCCATGATGGAACCAGAGTCACCGTTTAGTGCGGTGGAGGGATTTGATTTTGATGCGGGTGAAGAAGACAACCCGTTTGCAGAGTCAGAAGATACACCCGTTAAAGAGCCAAAAAAGAAGGCTGCAAAGAAAGCGCCCCCCGCTCCAGAACAAGGTAGTGACGATCTAGGTTCTATTGTAGACGACTGGGACGACTGATACCCTCAAGCGCATTCGAGGGTATGTACTGACTATATGCGCATTCCAAGTTAGTGTAGTCGGTACCCCTGTCTCTAACGTGTTAAGTGGCGTCAGAGGTAGAGCTAGTGGTGGTGTAGCTACACTATAACAACTACCGCGCACCACGCGACTAGCATTCCTATTCATCCTTGGCAGGAGTGCGTCCCCGTTGGAAACAAAAACTTTTTTGGGAGAAGTGCTGGCGTCTGATGGACACTATTGCATTTTTGCTTCCCGCGCTAAAGACGACTACAGAATACAGAGATTCTACAGTTCGGTAGAGGAGGCTGTACATTCTGCGCAAGAATTGGATGCCGAGGGGTGCGATGCATATTTCGCGCTAGCCACATTCGAAGAGCCGAACTCACGTAAAGTAGTCAACGTAAAATATCTTAAATCATTATTTTTAGATTTGGATTGTGGGCCTAGCAAAGACTACCCCAATCAAGAAACCGCGATTGCCGCGCTACGTAAATTCTGTAAGGACATAAACCTACCTAAACCCGTTATAGTAAATTCGGGGCGGGGAATACATGTCTACTGGGCGCTCTCCGAGCAAGTACCATTAGATGATTGGCTACCCGTAGCAGAAAAATTAAAGAAACTATGTGTAGATAATAACTTGTTAGCAGACCCCGCAGTTACAGCGGATGCGGCCCGAGTCTTACGTGTGCCCACCACGCATAACTATAAAGACAACCCCCCGCAAGAAGTTATTTTCTTGGGGCTTGGTGCGCCCGAGGCCGTGGACTTTGACGCGTTTTCGGAACTTCTAGGTAGTGATTTTATAACACCCCCAAGACGTTTCACGGGTACGAATACCCCGTTTGTCGAACCTCCTAACATAGAAAATAGGTTTATAGACATACTTCAGAAAACCCTAAACGGTACAGGGTGTGAACAACTACGGCAGGTTGCTGAAGATCAGGCGAATTGTAGTGAGCCTTTGTGGAGGGCGGGGCTGTCCATAGCTAAATTCTGTGTCGATGGGGATAAAGCCGCGCATATCATATCCAAAAAACATCCTGGCTACACGGTGGAAGCTACACAAAAAAAGATAGATCTGATAAAAGGACCATATAATTGTACTACTTTTGATGAATCTAGGGGGGGAATATGCACCGAGTGTCCTAATTGGGGTGAGATAAAAACTCCTATACTGTTAGCTAGGAGGGTGCGTGAGGCTACAGAAGAAGATAATATAGTCGAGGCTCCCGCAATCGATTTACCCGATACGCCCATAAATAAGTATGTCATTCCTACGTACCCGCGGCCATATTTCCGAGGGGCAAGCGGGGGAGTATACGTACGAAGTGTCAACAAGAAGTCCGGGGATATTGATGAAAAGCTAATTTACCATAACGATCTATACGTTGTTAGACGACTGGTTGACGTGGAGCTGGGTGAAGCGATAGTAATGCGGCTTCACTTACCAAAGGATGGGGTAAGGGAGTTTACTCTCCCCCTTAGCGCGGTTACTTCTAGGGATGAATTCCGTAGATATATGTCCATGAAGGGCGTTGCGGTAACAAAAATGGATGAGCTTATGACCTATACTACAACTTGGGTAAACGAACTACAGGCGAACAACATGGCAGACGAGGCACACAGACAATTCGGATGGACTAGCGAGGAATGCACCTCCTTCGTACTTGGCAATCAGGAAATATTTAAGGATAGGGTGGAGTTCAACCCCCCGTCTACCCAGACAGCGGGGCTATTCGTATCTTTTGAGCCTAAAGGTACTCTGGAGGAGTGGAAAGAAGCCATAAATTTTTATAACCGAGATGACTTCGAACTACATCAATTTGTGGTCGGTACTTCCTTCGGCTCCCCCCTGATGCAGTTTTCCCCCATAAACTGTGCGGGGATGCACATATACAGCAAGGATTCGGGGGTAGGTAAAACCACTGCGTTAGCTTCCGCAATTTCTGTGTGGGGCAAACCAGAAGATCTTATCACTCACGAACGGGATACCTACAACACCAAGATGAACCGGGGTGAGGTTTACCATAACTTGCCATTGTACATGGATGAATTGACTAACGCCAAACCTCGAGAATTAAGCAATCTGGCCTATCAGCTAACAGGCGGTAGGCAGCGAGGACGCATGGCGAGCAACACTAATACGGAACGGCACCGAGGAGAAGCATGGAGCCTACTGGCGGTAACAACAGGTAACACCAGTATCGTTGAACGGATCAGTATGTTCAAGCAGATGCCCAAAGCGGAAGCACAGCGTATATTCGAATGCCGTGTGGATAAGATGCACTTTGAAACGAAGAAGGAAACTGACGAATTCAGTCAAGCCATCGAAAACAATTACGGGCACGCAGGGGTGATTTACGCCCAGTACCTTATGGACCACCTCGAAGACGCCAAAAAACTTTTAGCCCAAGTACAAGCTAAGGTGGACGAGAAAGCGAACCTAACAGCGGAAAATCGTTTCTGGTCTATGCTTGTGGCAGCGACAATTACAGGGTTGATACTGGCAAAAAGGGCGGGACTTATAGACTTCGACACGAAGAAGGTAACTAAATGGGCCTTGAAGCAGCTAGCAGAGAACAAGCGTCAGGTAGAAGATATGAACGCCTCTGTGGAAGTGCTACTGAATGACTACTTTCATGAACACTGGAATAACGTGTTGTGGATTAAAAGCACCGAAGATCGGCGTACGGGGGAACCAAGTCAAGGAGATATTGTGGTCATCCCAGAGATGATGGCGAAGGGTAAATTGGTTGCGAGGTATGAGACAGACCTCAAACGTGCATATCTAATATTGAAGCCATTGAAGGCTTGGTGCGGGGAACAACAAATAAATTATGGTGCGTTTGTGCACGACCTAAAAAGTAAATTGGGGGCTAAGAAATCTAAGGTGCGGCTAGCTAAGGGTACGCACATGAACCTACCTCCAACGGATGTTCTCATCGTGGACTGTTCAATAGAGAAAATTGATGGATCAGGGGATACTACGGACATATGACCTGAACCCTGACGGGGTGCGGGTGGTTATTAACTGGGAGAAAATGGTGGTTAACGCCTCTATCTTCATCCCGTGCATCAACATTGAAGAAGCACTGAGTCAAATCAAGCGGATAACTGCGGAAAAGGGCTGGGGTGTGGAGACTAAAATATTAATAGAGGACGAGAAATTAGGCTTGCGTGTGTGGAGAACCACGTGATAATATCTTTATGACAGTCCTCCACGTACTGTCGTTCTCCCTAACCTAGCCCCTCGCTTCGGCGGGGGGTTTTTTCCTTAACCGTCCCAATACTCACCAAGACTTTCGAATATTTCACGCC